ATCAGCACCAAAGGCCGATGAATCGTTGAACTGAATTTGGCCGCTTGTTCCTGCAGGAGGAGAAGTCACATCAGATACAAAATCACCTTTGGTAATCTTTTTGGTGGTGTTCGTAGCGGTGTCAACAATGACCAAAACATCGTCTGAGGTTGCTGATGCCAATGCGGCTAAATCGGTGATTTTTTTGTTTGTCATAGGATGATAAAATTCCCGTCTTGGGTACGCAAGAAATACCCCTCAGAAGTCAAGAGGTAAGAAATTTGCGTTGGTTCAATTATTTTCTCTGTAAGGGTAGGTATGTACTGCTTGGTGCTTAAAGTTGGCTGAAATGGCTTCTCTGTAAGCGTGGGGACATATTGCTTCTGGTTAATATAGGCAACATCTTCCAATCCCAAAAAGTCAAAGCCTTGAGTGATGAGATTGTTGTCATCCTCGGTGACAAGGAAAGCAAAAACCTCAACTGGGGTAGTTGGAAGTATGTTGTGCTGCTTCTCCATTAGGCAGGAGTGTAAAATACTTCGGGTTGCTCGGATTCGTTAACTTTCAAAACTCCCTCCTCAACTAACTCGTTTGCCAAATCAGGGTCGGTGTTTGAAGGAGATGTTTGAGCGTAGACCTTGTAGTCGTACTCGCCAGAATAGATGTCAAAGGTAGTTCCTTCATTGACCGTGAATTTGTTGTATCGCTCAGGGTAGGAACTGATGTCTGTCAGCAAAACATTGGTCTTGGTGTAGGTCAGACGATGAGTGAAAGAGAAAAGAAAGTAAACGGGAGAGACAGTCACCTTCTCGGTCAAAGTCAAATACCAGTTCTTTGTCTCGCCTTTGGTTATCTGCAACATCACTAACAAATAGCATTTTTTGAATAATGGCAAAAAGAAAGGGAGGCCGAAGCCTCCCCATCTAAACACTATGAAAACCAGAAATCAAATGCCCAATGAAGTGGCAACTGACGCTTGGACTTTGTAAGGTGCTTCGCTTTCAATGGCTGAGAGAGTTACCTCGTAGCCAACTGAATCGCCCATTGCAGTTCCGGTGTTGCCGACCATAGAGGTCACATCACAGCCGTACTCGTAACCAGCCAACCAGTATTCGTCATTGTTATCTTTTACGATACAGAATACACGACCAGCAGCAAGGAGTTTCAACTCGTTACGCTTTGCAGTAGACAATCTGCGGAGTTTGAAAGCGACATCCGCTTGGTTGAAAGATGTTCCGTTCTCGGTGCTTACATTGGTAGTCACCACCATTGAACCAGTCCCTTTGGGAAGTTCGTAGGTGAAAACTGAACCAGTAGCAACGGTGGTAGCAGTTACTTCGCCACCACCGATTGAGAATCCAGAAGCAGCCCAGTCAATCAAGTGGATAGACTTAATGCCTCCAACGGCATCTTTACAATCAAGGGTGAAACCCTGGGTTATTGCACAACTCATAATCTATCCTCCTTGTTTAATTAGGCCAATACGAAACGAACAATCTGGTCAGGGAAAGCAACCTGAACACCGTACTTGCAAGTCATACGGAAGCGAACTTCATCGTTGTCTTGAGAGTACCAGTACTTCAGTTCCTCTTCCTCGTTAGCCAAGTCAGTTCCAACAAAGAAGTTGCTCAAGCGACCAGCCCACATACGGTTCGTGCCATTCAAGCCACCTACTGCAACCATTTTCAAGTTTGTGCCGGGGATCATAATCTCCATTCCAGCAGCCTCAACAGCGTAGTGGAACAAGTTAGAGTCACGCAAAGCAGTAGTGTACTTCTTGAAGGTGTCAATACCAACCCACAAAACCAAGTCATCAGCCTCAGCGATGTCAGCAGGAAGAGCGTTGTAGATATCGTCTACCAAAGCCTCAATGTTGGTGGTAGTGATAGCAGTTGCGCTTGAAGTGTTACCAACAACAGTAGAAGCAGAAACGGCATCAATCAACTTGTTGAAACCATCAAACTTGTTGGTGTTGGGGTTAGTGTTAGAAGTAGCGGTGTCACCCTGCCACATAGCAACTTCCAATTGCTTGGCAATTACAGAAGCCTTGCTCTCACTAATTTGCTGTTCAAAAGGAACGGCAGTAGGAGAACCAGCAGCGATTTGGGTCTGCATCCACTTGGCTTCCAAAGTTTTGGGACACAAGGTCTCTTCTACTTTGATTTTACCAACGGTGATAGTACGCTGAGAGAAAGTGGTGTTGCCAGAAGCAGTGTATCCACAGCCATCGGCTTGGAAGTATACATCACTTGACAAGATGTTCAAAGCCTCTGCGCTCTTTACACCTACTTGAACTTGACCTGCTGCTTGAAGCATAGAGGCCGTCTTGCTGCCGAACAAACTCTTTACAAGGATGTCGGTGTTTTGCTCGTTAACATAATTAGTTAACCCGGTTACATTAAATGCCATGATTATTTAGATTTTAAGGTTTGTGCAATTTTGACAATGTTTGCGAACTGCTGGTCTTTCTTGGACAATTTCACTTCGTCCTTTTTTACGGGTTCAGCAGAGGGCAGTTCAGCGATAGCCTCTACCAAATCAACGGCCTTGGAAACGGCCTCACTTTGAGCAGCGAATTTCTCGCCATACTTCTCAACCTTAGAGTTCAAGTCAGCGATTGCGGCTTTCAATTCAGCAACGGCAACTTCAAAGGCTTCCAAAGTGGCAAATTTCTCTGCCTCTACTTCAACCTCAACTTCTGCCTCTACTTCAACAATCTCAGTCACCAATCCGCCTTCGGTGGTAACCAACATTCCGCCTTCTACTTCGTGAGTAGCGTCTGGAGCAGGAATCAAGCCTTCGTTTGTTACAACGAAAATGGCAGTACCTACGGCCAACTCGCCTTCCCATTGAATCTCTGTGCCGTCAACGAGCATAGCAGATGCCATCTCAATCTCGGCTTTCGGTTCTTCGCTGAATCCCAGCAAAGTCCGAATCTCGTGAATTACTTCTTTTGAGTTCATTATATATAAAATTAGTGGTGTCTATTTTTTGGCTCAATTTTTCCCGTCCCACTTGGCTGCAATCTCCTTGATTCTTGCAAACAAAGCGTCAGAAACCTTCTGCTCTTGGGTCATTTCAAAATCAAACAAGCCCTCAACGGAGAATCCTCGGAACTCGCCTGACTTGACTCGCTCCCAAATTTGGTCATCATTGACCAAGTAGGAAACAAACCAAGAACCATCTGCAACCTCCTCATAGCCCTTTGGAGGCATTATGCCACGCTCTCTGTCTACGATATACGATTCAAACAGAGATAGTCCAGCAGAGGGCAAATCGTGGTGGATATTCACAGAATCATAGCGGTCTTGCTTCGCCCATTTCTTTGCAATCTCAAAGATGGTCTCTTTGTCAAACACGACATAGTACTCACCTCGCATATCATCGTAGCGATAGATGGGAAGGTCAGCAATCATTGCCGGGCCTGAGATGATTTTTTTCTCTTCGTCTTGAACAGCAAAACCTCTACGGGCTTTCTTCAACTGCAACTGCTCCAATTTACGCTCAGTCCAACGAAGCATCTCGTCACCACCCCACAAGAGATAGGAGATTGTCCCACAAGATTCGGTATCGTTCTTGTCGTAGTATGTCTTGGCTCTTGAAAGGAAGGAATAGGTGCGCTTGATGGTCTCAAGAGAAAGGTTCTCTCCGTTGGCCAATTGATTGGCTCTGTTCTTGCCTACCAAGGTTGCACATTGACCACCGATTGCCTCGTTCAACTTCATTCCTCGCATAGCGTTTTGACCTGCTGCCTTTGGATAGTCGTTATAGGATTCAAACTGAAACTTTTGCTCCCAATAGGAATAGCAAATCGCTGCTGCTTGTGCTTCGTCTTTGCCTTCGTTAATCAAGACCGGAATGCAGCGAGAGATGAAGTCCTCCTCGCTCTCTCCTGCTCGTGGGTCAACGAACTGGTCATTGAAGTATTGAAAGTCACGCTCAATGGCTGGTTTGGTCACAAGGGACACGAACTCTACCCCAGTTTCATCTTCGGGGTTGATTACGAGTTTGTAAATTGGAAGATTCATTTTCTTTTAATTAGCGGTTTTTTGATTTTAGCCTCCTATTACGGAAACTCGTTGATTTGTTTGTCTGCGTTGTTGGGTTCTGGTGATATCTCCCTCAGTCACATAGACCTTTGTCTGACCGGTGAAATCCTGACCCAATCCAGAGGTCTGGAATTGAGTTGTTCCGATTGCTGGTGCGCCTCCTATTGATGGTGCTGTGATTTCTGCTCCACCTTTCAAGATTGATTTGGCTTGGTTAATTGCTCCCAAGATAGAAGCCACCTGAGAGGCATAAAAGATAGGGAATGCAAATGCAGCACCAGGGCCAGTTGCTTTTGCTGATTTCTGAGCAATGTCCAAACCTTGAATAAATGCCAGAGCAGATGTAGCAGCGATTTCGGCAAGGGCAGCAACTTTTGCCGCTTTGCTATTCTCACGGAACAAACCACTCAACTCACCCAACACTCGGATTGATTCATTTGCCAACTGAATTTCCAAATCTCTACGAGCAAGGTCAGCAGCGTCTTTTTCTGCAATCTCGTTTTTCTTTGCTTCTACCTTCTTAGCGGAGATTTCGTTCTCTGTGGCTACGCTGCTATCACCATAGTCTTGTTGTGCTACCAGAAGGGCTGCAAACTTCTCAAATTCAAGTTTCTTGATTGCCTCGTCATACTCCGCTTGAGTCATTTCCCCGTTGACAAACGCATTGTTAAGAATGGTCTGTCTTTCCTTGTAGTAGTTCTCTAAATCTTTTAGGGCTTGGTCGTATTCTTCTTTCCTTCCAGTTTCAAGCATCTTCAATCGGTCTGCTGCCAACTTGGCTTCCGCTGCTGCTGCTCTCTCGGCTGATTTGGCTGCTTCATTGTTGTCTCGCTCAATCTCTTTGTTGACTCGGTTCAATTCTCGCTGAGTTGCTCTTTGTTGAGTCAATCGCCTTGTTTGGATGTTGTAGAGATTCGCTTCTGCTTGGGCTTCCTTATCAGCGTTTTCTATGTTTGTTCGTGAGAAAGTGTTTTCTTGCTTTTGTGCTTCAAAACGAAGATTTGCAACTTGCACTTCTTTTGCCAACAAAGCATCTTCTAAATTCTGAGCATCAAGTATGAATTTCCGTCTTTCTGCTGCGGTGTATTCTTCTTCTTGTCTTGATTTCAAACGAAGTTCAGCAATCTCGGCTTCTTGCTTGGCTCTTTCAACCAACAACTCACGCTCAATTCTTGCTGCTTTGTTTCGCATCTGTGCTACATTGTCAGCAGCCTTTGCCTCTTTTTCGTTTTGGTCAATAAAGTCTCCAACGGCTTTTGTTGCATCTTTAACAAGACCAACCGTATCTTCAACACCAAGAGCAATTTTTCCAATGGCATTTGCAGCCGTTTCTCCTGCTTTTACAAACTCTCCAGCAAACAGAAAACTAATTGCTGTCCCAATGTTTGGAATCAACTCCAATAATCCAACAAAACGATTGACAAGTTGATTTTTGAGTAACTCTCCAAATGCTTTGAGCGATTCTTGTGGCTTTGAGAAAAGGTCAATCAATTTCTCACCGAGGTCAGCAACCAAATCTCTAAAGTTGCCTATGATTGCTCCTGCTACGCTCGTGATGCGATTCCAACGCTCTTGACCTTCTACTGAATCCGTGAACGCTGCTTTCAGAGCAGACAACGCTCCTACAATAGCCATAATGGCAATGCCGACTGGATTTGCAACAATAGCCTTGAATGCCTTTGACAATCCACCTACCGACTGAATGACTGCACCAACT